CTCGGTAATGACACCAGCCCTAACTCCACGAGCCATGAATCCCATGCCACAGTCATAGACATGTGCTAAACCCCCTTTCTGATCTCCGGCGCCAATGATCGAGTCGTAAAACGACTGCCACACTGGGATACCGCTGGTCAACTCCTTGCCACAAGTTCCAATCGCATCTCTCCAGACCATAAAATCATGCTCAGTNTTCCAGGACAACAAGGAAACGCAATCCTTAGACATTGCTGTCCAGGGGTTACGCACCATACGGTATCCAGTACTAGCGAGCACAGGTTGGGTCTGGCAAAACTCAATGCGTTCGAAGATGTCAACAGCTGGTTCCTCCTTAAGGTTGAACCCAAACTCGGTGAAATAGGCACCGATCTGGGCGAGCTTGTATTGATCCCTGCGTTCACAGATTACAACACAATCATCACCATTGTTAGACAGCCGGGCTTGTAGCCCGTGCTCTTCAAAGTAGTTGAGTACGAGAATTGACATAAGAAGACAGTTGCCCATGCCGGTGTTAATATCACCGGACATGCGACACCCATCAACCTTGTATTTGACAAGAGAGTTGCCAACGCGACCGAAGCCGTGATTCTGCAGCTGCCAGGATAACAACCTAGCCAGTTCTGGGCTCTGGAACACTCGGTTGTAGACGCTATGCTCAAAAAGCAATGCCTCCTTAGAGACATGCTGGTCAAAGCGTGAAGCGTCCAAACCAATTGCCACAGGGTCCTTAAAACTGAGCCAGTTGTCATGCAAGACAGCTGCGGACTCATCCGCATTGCATCCTTTCAATATCACTAAATAGCCAAAACATTTCTTGAAGCCCTCAGAGAGCGCCTTTTCAAAATTTTTGAGGTATCTTCCAACCTCTAAATTATATCGGGGCGACCTTGGCTGGATGACCCGTGGTGCGGGGTCCCCCTTGGCCGAAAAGTTAACCTTCTCAGCCTTCACGAACGTGCTTACATATGCGTCCCGAGGACTAATCCCTTTGACCAAAAGGGACTCGAACGCTCGAGTGTAAATTGTCTGTTTGCGGCCACTGTACAAACCAGGATATGACTCCCGGGGTACAACGGCGGTCCGACGCAGATTCTTCACAAGCCGGTCACGGAGACCGACGAGACGCGTAAACACATTAGCTTTGGGTTTCCTGCAGGGTTGGAGTTCCCCCGCGACTGAAACGAATAAAACCCGCTCAGCCACACCACGGACTAAATTATTTACAGAGGAGTTGTGGACACTATAATGGACTCCAGATCCATATCCATCTAGTGCACGCACAATCCTAACCTTACCCTGGTCACCAGGCCCGGTGATGGTGATGCCAGAAACTCCAGTCGGGTAACGAACTGAAGTCTCAACACCGGGCCTTGCGACAGGGCGCCCTCAGGCACTCTCCGACCCGCGCACTAGTGATGCTAGATAGCGGGTGGAGCTGAGTTCCTTGATAGCAAGGTCCTCAGGGGAGTGCATGAAGTACAAAGCGATGGCAGTGGGGAATTGCCGAGAAATATCGATATTACGCCAGTTACGATTACTCATAATCTTGCGTGCACGGTCACTAGCTACCATACGATTAGCCGGAGTGTTGCTGAGACAACCTAGCTCCGCTCGCATGGTGGCGACGACGGTCATGAGTCCCTTGCCGTGTTTAGGCTGGGGCTCGACCTCATCGTCCTCGGGTTCACCAATAAAGACATCGCGGTACAAGGCTACGGCACGCTTATGTAGTGAGATCCAACGACTATAGCGTGTCCAGAGGTGGTAGGTTAGACCACCCCCGGCCAAGAGAGCGATAAGGCCCCCCCAAAGCTTGAACGAGCGTGGGAGAACCCCCCAGATTTTCACTGGGGTAACGATTGCTGCTCTCATTCCGGCCTGCAAAGCGGGAAATGAGTTCTGGTACATTTGTGCGACTAGGGCTGCAAAAGTCTTG